GTGCCATACGGTCTGCCGTGAGTTCCTTGATAGCGCTCGGTGTTGAGGTATACCCAGCCGTGTACTTGATGAAGATCCTTGACTTGCGGTCAAGGCATCCCACGTCATAGATCCTCAGGAGTTCCGTTCCCATTCCGATCTCGTAGTCATCGGTCTCATCGCCTTCATACAATCCGGTTGACGGATTAAGCACTGCATTGAGAATCACCTTCTGGATGCCCGTGACATATGTCGCAGGGAGCTGGACCAGAAGATCAGGACCAACAAAAGCATCTCGAAGGTCTCTCACGTTGTAGATCATGCCGCATGTCAGCGATGGCGAAATGTGCCACCCGCAATAGTTGCGGATAGCTTCCGATGCGCTCGGGATGACCACAGGGATCCTCGTGTCATCTGCGAACTTGCGATTAGTGAAGATCGTGAAATCGCTCTCGCTAATGAAGCTCGGCAACGACTCCGTGTCCATGATGTATCCCCACGGACTCAATGTCGCGTGATCAAATTCGCTCATTTATTAGATCCTGCCTTCCTCGACTTGTTAGCCGGTGCTTTTTTAGCCTTTGTCTCGGTCTCTTCCTTGACAGGCTCAGCGGTCTTCGCAGGCTTCGGTTCAACGTACCCCTCAGGGGCCTTGTCAAGCCACACCTTGCGGCCATTAACCACATAGATCTTCATAGGTGCATGACTCCTTTCTAAAGAATGAAGAGGGGAGCCCTGAGGATCCCCTCTTTTGTACATTACTGTCCTTCAGCGAGAAGAACGACACCCTTGAGGTCGACAACTGCTGTTGCAAGTCTAACCTCAGCACGGAGTGTAACGCGGTTGTAGAGGAAATCATCCTCGTTCTCAGCAGCGATAGCTACATCCATGCCGCCCTTTCTCCAAGTCTTTACAGCTTCCTTAGCTACAACAAGAGCAGTACCCTGTGTAATCTGAGAAGATGCGAAGATCTGAACGCCCCAGATGGAGACAGGAGCGCCATAAGCGCCATTACCATAAGCGCCTACGAAGTAGCCGCCGCCATAATACTGGTCATTGCCGTCCTTTGCTGTCATGAGCGCAGCAATATCAGCGGGGTTAAGAATTACAACGCCGGCATCATAAGCTGAGTCGTTTCTAACCTTCATGATAGCGTTGAGAATACCATCGGCAAATGTGACAGTTGTGCTGCCGCCATATGTCTCTGCGCCGATGCCAGTAGTGCCCTGGATCTGACCGATAACATAAGCATCTTCAGCCTTGCCAACCTGGTGCATGAGTGTGTTCTGAACTTCAGATGCAAGGAAGGGAGCGTCTGCGAGGATCTCGTCTGTTTCCTTGACATAAGCAGCGATCTTGCTGAGTGCAAGAGTCTTTGACTCGAAAGAAGTAGAAACCTGAGGCTTCTTAGCGCCCTGTGCTGTTGCAGCAGGTGTTCCCTCGAAAGCGCCCTCAAGGAAGTATGTGATAGCATTGCCGCTGATCTGAGCTTCAGTAAAGAGTGAAGCTGCAGGTGTTCTCTTGCCTACGGGAGCTACGGAACGATCAACGTCTGCGATCTGGGGAGCCATAACGACGTCTGTGTTTGCCTTCTCAAAGTGCATCCTTGTGCCTGCCTTCTTATCGGTCATCTCTGCGCACTTCTTTGTAAATTCATCAAGCTGTGACATTTCTTTTTCCTCCATGTCTGTGTTTTCGTTTTCGGCTGTGCCGATGTTCTTGAGAAGGGCCTCTGCCTTTTCAGCCTTTGCACACTTCTCTTCAAGCTCTGCGATCTCTTTGACCAGTGCTTCGCCCTGGCTGACTGTTTCCTCAGTCACATCCTCGGCTTTGAGCATCGGTTCAAGATCAACGAGCGCCTGCTTCTTTTCTGCGAGCTGTTCCTTAATCGTCATGGTCAGGAACCTCCTTCATTGATTTGATGTGTGACAGGATCGCCTCAGCTCGTTTTGCGTTGCTGTCATCCTTCGGTTCCTCCGATGCCTCGTTGACCTCCGGCTCTGCCTCCGCAGGAGCTTCCTCTTCTGTCGGTTTATCTTCTGCACCGTCATCAATAAGTGACTCCAGTGTTCCGATACATGTGTTTAACTGCGCGATGGCTTCACGGATGAGATCCTCGTCCGCCTTGCTGTTGCGTTTGCCCTGTTTTGTCTCGGGCTCGATAGCCTTGACCTCTGTGGCGACTGCGTTCTGGTTAGCCGGAACGGTCACAACGGAGATCTCGAAGACCTCAAGCTCCTGCAGGACATTCAAAACACCCGCCTTCTTTTCTTCGTCGGTGGGATCTCTGCGCTTCAACACGTCGTAAGCGAAGCTAAATTGATAGATCGCACCGGACTTCAGCATCTTGCGAACGTCCTGTGCGAGTGCCGTATCAAGAAAGTGAGCCTCGATATAAGGACCTTTCTCCGTGTCCTCGATCTTGTCGACTGCACCGATCACCTGACTGAAGTCATGGTTAAAACAGAGCGGGAATGGATGACCACTCTCCTGTCTCTTTTTTATCGTCTCGGTGAAAGCACCAGGTCTGATGATGTCGCCATAGCTGTCGGGCTCTTCGTCATAGGTGCTAAAAAAACCGGCTATCATGCCGGTCTCATCTTCTTTGGATTTGAGTTCAAAACTCTTGTACTTGTGATCCATATCTCTTCCTTTCTCTTCGGCAAAATATTTGTCTATTGCATCAAAGGTCTTCTGCGGTCTGCCTTCCGCCTTAGCACGTTCGATCGCGGTCTCCTTGTCAACCTCAAGCTGGATAATCTCCGCGTCTTCCGGATAGGATCCTGAAAGTAACGTGTCAACTATCCAAGAATCAACCGAATCCTTTCCAGCGATCGCATCCTCGATCAGTAGCCTGCGAATCTCCGCCAGGGTTTCTTTCTTAACTGTCGAGCAGTAATCGTGATCTGGAGTGCCGATAGCCTTTGCAATCTCATCAAGATCGATGATCAAGTCACCAGATCGCGCATGCTCTCTGATGTAGGTTGACTTCCCCGAGCACGGTGCTCCTGAGATAACGTGAATCATCAAATCACCCCCTCGAGATAACGACCTCGGTCGTGCAGTTACATCCACAGCTCTCGTCAGGATCTCCGATGTCCTCGCCAGGCCAGTGCTGACCATTGGAAAAATCTGCATCGATCGGAACGCGCTCACCGTTCATGGCCGCGTGACTCGGTCTCGAGTTCGGTCCGGTTACCCATTCCTTCTCAACAATCTTTCCAACTACACTCGGAGTTCCATCACTGATGGCCTGATGAGATGCCTCGATCAGTGCCCAGGATGCAATCGCCCCTGCTGCAGCCTTTGCCATCCTTCCGCTCTCATTGGATCTCGTCTCGAAAACGTGAGCCGTGTCCGGTTCCTCGCTCTCAAGGTCCTTCTGAATGTGCTGAAGTGTGCGCTTGTTTATGTTCTTGGCCCGCATCTCGGAGGTCTTCTTGATGTAGTTCTTCGTGACCTCAACGACATAAACGGATCCAAGTACTTCGGCTGTTTCCTTGCCGTGCTCGTCCGCTATCTTTTGCAGCGCAGGTTCAAGATCCTCTGCGAGTTCCTTGTTCCAACGGTCCTCGTTCCAGAAGTCAGGATCCCCTGCGTTGATCTTGGGCAGGACTGAGCGCTTCTGCCTTGCGAAAAATGCTGTGAGAATATCCTCAACAGCCTTGTCATCGTCTTCGGTGCTCTTGCCCTTCAGCCTGAGTTCTTCAGTTTCCTTGCAAGACTTGCATTCGCACGGCCCCGCGCTCTTGTCGGTCTGATCGCCACCAACAGCAGGATAGTTATATGATCCACCCGGAGTATCATTCGGAGCTGACAGCCCGCCAGTGACCACATTGAGTGGTGTGATGATCTGTGCGCCCTGTCCGTCAGGCAACGGTGCAAGGTTGAGTTCGGCACGTGCCTCGTCTCTCGTGAGCCACGGTCCTCCGACCGCGCTCTGCAGGATGCTCGCACGTTCCTCGAAACTCCACTTGAGCTTCTCTTCAATGTCGAACTCGACATACGTGTTCGGAGCTGCTCCGATCATCGGCATCAAGAACGCGTTGAACCTCTGCTGAAGCATCTGGATCACAGGACCGAGGCATTCAGCATAAAGCGCTCTCGCGTTATCCTTGCTGGATGCGTAGGTCTGAGTATTGGAGTGCCAAATCAGAGACGGGTTAATGCCATAAGCTGCAGCGACCGCCTCGCGTGAAAGAACCACGGACTGTGCCCACTCCGACTCCTTGAAAGAAGTCTGGAACGGCTTGATCTCCATACCATCTTCCATGAGCGGGATGGATCCTGCCTTCGAGCCGCCTGCGCCCCATGCTTCACGGAATGCGGTTGCGAATTTGCTTCTCTGTTCGTCTGTCCACGGTGCAACGTCCTTCGGTCTGACTATCTGAGCATTGAGCCTGCCCGATGACCGCCAGAGCTGCCTGCGGAACTTGCCCGACTCGACCTGTTCAAGAAGTGTCTGTCTCAAGGCGCTGATCGGTGAAAGATACCCGCCCGGATGTCCAGGACTGTATGTCTTGAACTGAATGAACTCCTTCTCGGGAATATCCACCGTCTGCCCCGTCTTAGAATGGACTCTGATCGTTCCAGGCTTGTAAGATGTGGCCATTTCGGAACCGATCACCCAGTTGGTAGGAACGATATGAAGATCCCATCCGCTCGCGCTTGCCACACTCGGAACCACCCATACATAAACCGCGCCATAAACGAAATACTCCTCAACGAGTCCGCGAATGAACTCGAACTGAGTCATATAATCGTTCGGCCTCCAAAGCAAAAGAGCCGCCCCGGATGTGCGGTCTCTCTTGCGCTCGGTCTCTCCGTTTCGGACATAAACCTTGAGCGGGAGCTGTGCAATGCTGTTTGACAGGAAGTCAACAACGGCTCGGAGATTATCCTGTGTGCGGTATAGTTCCGTTGCCGTCATGTTCAGCACTTGCGTCGAGGCATCGCCCGAAAGTGTGACGTTAACGATCGATGGTCTACTGATCATCCGCCAGCGCTCGAAAATACTCGCCATTTAAGTGTTCCCCTTTTTCTTTTTAGATAAACGTCAAGCTGCTGCCTGAAGCATAGCTCGATTCGTAAACCTTCTTCTCTTTCTTGGTTATCTGTGTCGCTCCCGCATAGGCCATAGCCGCTGCCATGAGCGGACTTATATCGTCAGGGCTCTTCACCCTGTCCGGGAGCATGATGCCTCCGCCCAAGTTACGGAGTTGGCATGTTCTGCCCGGAGTATCAAGAACGGGCTGCGGAATGTGGTAAACCTTCACACCGCCACGGTTATCCGTTGGTGAACAGGCCGCCACCGCATCATAAAAGCGGTTCCATCCTGCAGAAAGGTCTGGACCTTCCTGCGCCATCCTTGTTATTCCGTCAATCGTGCAGATCTGTTCTGCAAGTCCTGACACCGGTGCGCCACGGCCCTGAAAACAGAGTTTCATTTCACCGTACTTCGGAGCTCTTGCCTTGAACCAGTCAACAGCCCACTCGGATCCGATACGTCTGTCCACGATCTCAACGTGATAGTTCCCGTCTTCTCTCATTCCGCAGACCGAGATGACCGTGTACTTCCTGTCCTGAGACATATCAATACCCCAGAAGAGCTCACTGTCTTCACGGATGAAACTCTCTTCATCCTGACCACCTATCCAGGATCCATCCGGGAACGGCTCCGGGAGTATGGTCTCAACCTGTTGACACATACATTCCGAGCGGAACTTGTTCTCCGGGAATGTGGCTCTATTTGAAAGAAGCGCTCGCTCTGTTAATCGCCCATATCCCAAAGCGGGATTTGCCTGAGCGAGCGCCTCCATATCATCCGTCTCAGCATCATCCGGTGCTGACCATTCAAAAAGTCCCAAGCTCTCAGAATCAACGTTTCCGCCAAAGTCCCGAGCCTTAGTTCCTTCAATCTTCTCAATGGCCTGCGACCGCAACTGTCTCAATACAATTGAGTCAGGATCGCCTGCGTTAGAAAAGCAAACGGTCATGCCGTTGGGTTTCGCGTTGGTCGATGCAACTGCAGCAGACCACGTCTCCCAGTCACGATGTTCACGAACCTCGTCAAGCATAACGAGATCGTTAGCATCGCCACGGCCTGCGCGTCTCGTAGGCGCTCCGACCTTGTAAGTCCTGAGCCCTGTGAGTACGAGCTTCTTTCCGCCGTTTCTCCGCGCGACCATCTGAATATCGCGAGCGAGATCCGGATGAGTCTCCTGCTCCTGGATAACTCCTTCCCAGACCTCCTCAGCTTTGTCCATGCTCAGCGATGTACCAAACACAGCTTCAACTTTCAAAACATTAAGAAAAAATGAAGCTATCACTTTCGATAACTCCGTTTTCCCATTCTGCCTCGAAACCATAAAGAGCACCGTTCGAAAACGGAATCTCCATCCATCGGGCTTGGTTAAGTCGCCTTCAACTTCGAGTGCGTGGATCAGCGCCCACTCCTGCCAGGGATAAAGCACCATCCCGAGATTCGCATTCGCGTACTCGATCGCAGCGAATCCCAAGCTGGTCTTCTTGGTCAACTTGTGGAGTGGTGGTGTCCACAACCTCGGTTCCGTCTGGCCCATCATAATCAACCAATGCCAAAGCGCTTCCTCAGATCATCAACCGATGATGTCCTCGGTGCTTCTTTTTGGTTGTCGAGTATAGATTCCAAACAGTTCAATGCAGATGCATAATCGCGAACGGTCGCCCTGAACTCCTGCGTTGCAGGGTTCTGCCTGAGCATTCTCTCGCCCGTCCCCACGGTCACTTGCTGCGCCAAAGGCATCTGTTTATATACCGGGATTTGCTGTTCAATCTTCTCCTGCATGGTCAACACTGCGTTGGCCAGAGTCACAGCCTGAGATTTAATGCTTGGATCAACATGATCGCACATCATCTCTGCAGGCGTCATTGGTTTAACTATTTCTTTCGGCTTGGTCGACTTTAACCTCGTTGTCTTTTTATTCGCTGATGCCATAATCAACACCTCGCTCCATACTTGTGAAGACAGTCATATATACGGAGTTCCTTCTGCAACCGCCTTAATGCCTTTGAATAGTCCCTCTTCAAATATGGCGATTTGGTCTTAGCAATCGCGCGCTTAATGTCCTTCATTTTCTGAACGTGAGCCTGTCTCATATCAGCCATTAAGCAACACCGCCTTTTTCCCGGTAAAGCTCTCATAGCGCTGAATGATTACATCCACATAACGCGGATCCAGTTCACTCGTATAGCAGCTTCGTCCCAACTGCTCGCATGCGATCAGTGTCGAACCACTGCCCCCAAAAAGATCAAGTACGACATCACCCTTGTTGGATGAGTTCTGAATAAGCTTTGCCAAAAGTTTGATAGGCTTCATCGTAGGATGCAGGTCGTTCTTCAACGGCTTGTTCTCACGAATGATGTCTGTCTCGGTTTCGTGAAGGATCTCGAGCAGAGCGTTCTTCAACTGGACCGCATCCATGAGATCCACATTCTCGATGACCGAGCGCTGCTTGCGCTTGTCGTTCCAGATCTTAATCGACTTACCCTTGCAGCCTAATAAGCAAGGTTCATACATTGACTGATACTTGGAACCTCCGAGCACGAGTTGGTTCTTAACCCAGATAAGCTCCTGCTTATATGTGAGCCCTGCATCGCGCATCGCTCTCATGAAAACACCGGAACCGAGTTCCTTATAAAAAACATAAATGCTCGCGCCATCCTTCATCATCATGAAGTACGAGACGTAAACATCATGCAGAAACTTCTCAAAGTCCTCTTCAGACATCTTGTCATTTAAGATGCGCTTGGACTTGCGGTCCTTCGTATTACCCGCGCCCTCATAGGCCATGTTGTACGGAGGATCCGTAACAACCAGATCGGCCTGAGCACCATCCATGAGTTTCTCGACATCGCTGATGATCGTAGCATCACCACATATCAAACGGTGGGATCCTAACTGATAGATGTCTCCAACCTTCGCCTTGGGTTCCTCCGGAAGTTCAACTTCGAAATCGTCCTCAACAGGTTCGTTGTTCTCATTAGGATCCAAATCGAATCCGAAAAGACTCATATCGATGGTCGCAATCTCATTGAGAGTCGACTGCAGCAGCTCGGGAATGAACCCGCTGTTCATGGTCAGCTCGTTGTGAACTAACGCATAAGCCTTTCGCTCTTCAGCAGATAACGAATCAAGTCTGATGCACTCGACTTCCTTATAACCGAGCTGCTTCAGCGCGATCCATCTGCCGTGACCTTCAACGATTAGATTCTCATCGCCCCAGATGCCGATCGGATCGAGATTACCAAACTGCTTGATACTCTCCTTGATCTGATCAATCTGCCACTTCGGATGGTCCTTCGCGTTGTTCGGATCTGGTGTCAGTTCGTCAACCTTCAGCTTGATGATTTCCATTTTTACTTCACCGCCTTTCGTGATGTGTGCCTTGGTTATGGTGTGGAAGTGGTAAGGCTGACCACTTGTCGCTTCGTCAAGCTATCCACACCAAAAAAATATTTTGATAACCTGGGGAGGGAGAACACTGCAAGCACGCTGGTCTGTCGTTTTCATTTTTCTTTTAAGATTCAGATAGCCCTATGGGGCCCTCCCTACCAAATACGCGTCCGCATACCCAGAGCCATGTCTCCCGAGCCGCTTCCGCGCTGTCGGTTGCACCGCATATGGGATGCAGCAATGTTATTCAGATCGAGCTCAAGCTCGGGAGCCTTCGCAAAAGGAATGATGTGATCAGGTTCCCAGGACAACGGTGCGCTCGATGGCTCGAGCGAGTAATTGATCCTCTCGCCACAGATATGACAGACAGCCCGCGCCTTCCGATCACGGTCCCAGGCGAGCCTTCTGATCCTGCGCCACTTGCTTCCGGATCTGTATTCCTGTGCCATGCACCCCCGCCCCCTTATTCAAGCAATTAAAAACCCAGCACAAGGGCGCGCTGGGTTTGAAAGGTAGGACGAAAATAGGCGACTGACAAAGTGATGTGGTGATTCGTGAAAGTAAAAATCCCGACCGCCTAAATTCCTACATACAGATTATCACGAAAATTACTGCAATTTAGTGCACTCTTTATCTGAAGTGTTCCCGCAGTCAGGACAAACATTGTACGGAACATCCTGACGGGAACCACAACATTTGCAGATATAGACCTTTTCATCGTCTCTGTCTCTGATATACCAACCTTTCATACCGCACCTTCTTTCTTCTTCTCCTGTTGGCACTTCTGCATATCGCAAGCGATATACTCATCTCCGTTTTCACACTTGATCGTTAAGCCGTACATACAGTTTTTACAATCTTCGGAAAGTATCATTCTGCACCGCCTTTATGTTTTTCACTAATCATAGGCATTCCGTCAAGTGCATCATATGTAATATCATCTTTGTCCTCTTCTACATCTCCTTTCTGCAATAACCAAAGTTGAAAACTTGCATAACAAACAGGGCAAAGGTCAATATCGCTGTTATTTTTCCTTGAAATATAAGGCTCACCATTAGCTAAAATGCGGGGTTCAAATATCGCCTTGCACCTGTCACATTGGTATACTTTCATTCCGCACCGCCTTTCTGTTCTTCCGCCGTGAGCGTGATAATCTGAAACACTCGGCTGATTTCGCAAAGTTCACAATGTTTATTCATTCGGCAATACCTACAAACGCTTTCGACAATGCGCTCATTCAACTTCTCGGCTAACTCGCCTTGCGGTCTTTCGTCTTTTATGACTAACTCGCCACTTTTGATTTTTTCAATCACTTCCGTTTGTACTATTTCTTTGAGTTTGTTCTCGTCAAAACTTACATTTGCGATGGCTATTTTTTCGGGTTCAACTTCAACTGTCGGGGCATTGTCGATAAGTTCAATTAGTTTGTCGTAAAAGCCACAATATTTATATTCTTCTAATGCCTTTTTCAAAGCCTCTCGGCTGATTAAATCGTTGTTCATTGTCTGCCTCCTCACTCGTCATCATCATCACTCAGATCTGAACCACTGCACTCGTACCGATGCTCGCAAGTCATACAGTCGCATCCCTCTCGGAAGTCACCAGTGTTCCAGCACATCTCGTTCAAGTCGCTCATGTTCCGCCTCCGATCAGCTTGTTGTAGAGATCTTCAGTCAGCTTGGAGATGTCGCTGTCCTTGTGCAACGCTCCTTCGATGTAACCTTTCTTGAACCCTTCATCAAAACCTCTTTCGTAGATCTGCCTGAGCGTGAGGTTCTCGGAATTGATATAGTTCCCTTTTTCGTCAAAGTGATTACTCATCTTCGTGACTCCTTTCGTTAATATACTTGGCTCGTTCATCAGCATCCCTGGCAGCGATGATGGCTGCGAAAAAGAAGATGCCGACCGCCATTCCTGCAAACATTCCCACAAAGAACGCAATCAAGGTGTCCATTACATCACCTCCCGGATCCATTCGTCCGGAATGTACTCACGGACCGCATTGAGACATTTGTGCAGATAGTTGTACGGCTGGCGCTGTGCATAGTTGTACTTCTGTCCGATCAGATTCCAACTCATCCGGTTGACGTAACGGTCGTAGAGCATGTTCCGCATCATGGTGTCATTGACCTTTTCCAGGACAAAGTGAGTCCTGACGTTCTCGCGTGAGATCTCGCCAACGAGCTTCTCGATCTTCTCGCAGAGCATCGAGTATTCGATGTTCTTGGTCTCGGTCGGGTTCTCGCCATTGTTGCCAGGGATCGATTCCGAGTCATACTTCCCGATCCCTGAGAGCTGGGATATGATGTCAGCCTTCCTCTTCTCGTAGGACTCGATCTCGTTGTCCTTGTCCCACATTCTCGCGAGCCAGATGTGAGCCTCCCATTCCCTGTCTGTGAGTTTACTCATTCTGGACCTCCTTCCACTCGACCACGATGGCAGCCTTCTCCGCGTAGAACTTTTCCAGATGGAGATCCGTGATCTGCGAGTCATCGTTCCAGAATCCCGTCTTCGTCATCTGGTCGATAAATGCTTTGGAAAAGTTATCGACATCGGGCTTTGAGGTCTTAGGCTTTCCCCACTTGGACTTGTCCTTAACATCAAAGTAGAACCAGACGTGGAGTTCGATCGGGAGCTCTGACGGGATCCTCGGTGCGTGAGGCTTGAGCGCCACAAAGAACTCCTGCTCGGTCGCCATGAGCTTCTTATCCTTAAAGTAGGTGTGAGTCCTGCCGTTGTAGCGCTTCTGCTGCGCAGTTCCTTTCGGCATGGTCACAAAGTGCAAAAAGAATCTGTCTTTCATTTGTTATCCTTTCCGGGCTCAGCCTCAATGGTGAGTTCGTCAGTATTGCCACGGGCCTTGAGGTATTCGATCATGTACCGCGCATCCTCGCTGTTGTCGAAAGCGCAGTAGCGTTCACCGTTGACCTTCACCCAGTACATCTGTTTCATGTCTTCTCCTTTCTATCCCCTCAGTGACTTCCTTCAAAAAGCACCTGTCTCCCGTCAGATCGTAGATACAGTTGACCGCTTCTTGAAGCAGGTCGAGAGGATCAGCACTGTCCACATTCTTGATGAGGACCTTCCTGCACTCGGAAGATGCCATAAGCATCTCGGCACTCTTCCTGAGCTGTTCCGTCCACCGGTCATAATTGTCTGTGTATTGCTTCGTTGAAATCATTTTTGAAGCCTCGCGCGTCTTTCTCCTGAGTTGGGAAGAAGAGCGCGCTTTTTAAGCGCTCTTTTTTCCCAGGAAAAGGAAGGTAATTCCTTTATAAGTCGATGTTCCTTCAAAGTAAAATTTTCTTGATAGTTTTTATTCATCAAAATCAGCCCTCCGAACGACACCTTTTTCGAGGATGAAAGCAGGGTTTTCCTCGATGTATTTTCGGAGAGTCCTGGAAGAAACTTCCGCGACTTCTCCCATCTCGGAAAGGTGCGCCACCTCATCCATCTCAGGAGTGAGTTTCTTGACTGTGTTGAACGCGTCCTCGATGATCTGTCTTTTCTCGGATGCCGTTCTGATGTTCGGGTTCTTGTTGAGGTTCGCCTCGGGAGATCCTTCCACGGCTGCACTGTCCAAAAGTCCGGTAGTGTCCGCATAATGGATCGGGAACTTAAAGAACACGTTGATGGGATCCACGTCACGGAAGTCACGCAGAACGAACGCGAGCTGCATCGGCTTCTCGCCATCGGCTATCTGCCGACCTATGGTCTCAAGGATGGCCTTGTCGGGTTCCAGGAACGACAGGTCGCAGATGGCATCCGCGTCACGTGCAAACACACCTGAACCGGAACCACGGTCAATGACCTTCCTGCCGCCCATAGCGCCCTTCGGATGATGGTGATCGTAGATGATGGCGGCACCTGTCTCGTGCGCGATCCTGTCCAGAGCGTTGCAGAATGTAGCGATGGCCTCGGCTGAGTTCTCGTCACCCTGCTGGACCTTGTAAAGAGGATCCAGAATGATCGCCTTATATGGTCCCGTGTTCTTACAACGTCTGATTACCTTTGCAGCGAGCTTCTCGAGCGGCACCGCAAAGCCTCGGAGGTTCCACGGCCTGATGTTCCGACAGTTCTCGGTCAGCTTCCAGCCGTTCGCATCATATATAGATTTAAATCTATAAAATAATGAAGCCTCTTCGACCTCAAGGTTGATGTAGAGCACCTTGCCCTGTGCACACGGGAACTTTCCGAGCCACGGTTTGCCTTCTGCGATGCAGACAGCGATCTCCTGAGACAGACACGTCTTTCCTGCTTTGGACTCGCCCGTGATGATCATCTTGTTGCCTTCGCGCAGGATCCCTCCGATGAGTTCCGGTGAGAGCTTAGGCGGCTCCTGAAGCTGGTCCCAGAAGTCAAGGATTTCGGGAAGGTCATCGTCAAGGGATCCGATGTAGTCGATCCACTTGTCCCAGTTCTCGCAGCCGATGTTAGTGGCCACGATGTACTGCTTCTTTCCGTTCCTCTCGACACCGGGCATCCTGGACAGTCTGGACGGGTTCTTGTTCTTCGTGTCGATCTTGAGCCCTGACTTCTCACAAGCCTGATATAGGAACTGGACCTTCTTGGCATAATCATCCTTGTCGAGAGCATCCACCTTGACGATGGCATGGAGCGACTTCCCGCCTGAGTGTACGAGCACCGCGACGGGGAGCTGCATCTGCTTGATCAGGGAATACTGTTTCTCGATTCCGATGTCATCGCACTCTACAAGCGCATATCTGAACTCGGTGACGTGGGCATTGGTGACACCCTCACCGTCAAACGGGTTGAAACGGATCCACGCGCCTGCTTCCCTCTTGTAATCTCCGACCGCATACGAAATGTCATCGTAGTGGTCAAGGTTCTTTAGGATGAGCGCTGCCGTCTGGGAATAAACACCCGCGTTGGCAGGCACCCACTTCGATTTCTCACCATCTTCCTTCTTGATGGACTGGCAGCAGTACGCCACGATGTCACTCGGCTGGAATAAGGTGTTAATATAAAGCCTGAGCTGCTCTCTGGGATCCCAGTTTTTAGGTGGATCAGGCACGGCCTCGCTTTCAACGAAACCGTCCTTGACGATCGGTGCCGTGTCCTTGCCTATGACTGCGTCCCAGGCTAAAAACCGAGGCGGCTCGGAGGCGGCTGTTTTGTTAGGTTCCCAGCCGCCTTCCTTTGCCTTTATGGTAATATAAGCACCTGAAACGGGAGTACTCGTGTCCTCATTGAACGTGTTCCACTTCTTCTCGCAGTCGCCCGGATGATATTTTGGAGAGCCCTGTGACCATCTGTCCCAGTCATCGCAGGAATAACCCTCGTGCTTGAGCGCCATTCCCACCTGATACCAGACTTCATAATCGTCAGGATCAATGAACGGTAATAACTGTAAATGGTCAAACTTTTCCATCTTATACCTCGAACGGGAGATCGTCTGCTGCAGGCTCGGACTTCTTGATAGTCTTCTTGGGAGCGGTCGGTGCCTTCACAGCATCGCACTCAAGGTACTTGTCGATCTGGTTGGTCTGCTTGGGCTGACCATCGCTTCCGGTGTAGTTCCTGACCTTGACGTGGCAAAGGCCCTGCTTGCCGATGACGTTGTTCCAGTCCATCTTGTACGCCTTGCCGTGAGCCTTCTGACCGATGCACCTGAAGAACGATCCGAGCTTCCACTCCATGCTCGTTGTGAGATAGAGCCTGTCTGTCACGGAAGTGTGGCCAAGCTCTCCGCCATTGACCACGATCTTGAGTGTGGCCATCGGGCATCCGTGTCCGATCTTCTCGGAGTCTCCGTCATAAAGGCCCTTCTCCAAGCCCTGAACCATGAACGGATAGTCGCCTTCCGGGAGAAGGATGAACTCCTGTGTGTCCTTTGTGATCTCTGAATCCCAGTCCAAAAATTTAGCGTCTGACATGTTAATTTCCTCCTGTTAATGTCTCTGCGTAATCGAGTGCTGCCTTAAAGTCCGCGTTGGTGGACTCGCTATTGAGTCCGCAAGCGCTGACGATCTCCTGCATGTTGAGATCGTTGTCCTTGATAAAAGTCCTGAGCTGAACGCGGTAGTCGGGCTCGGGCTGTTTAGTATTGGTAAACAAGTGCGCGATCTCGTCAAAGCTCATCGGCATTGAGTCGGGCAGTCCGTACCTGTTCTTTGCGTCCCAGCACGGATGGTGAGCCGCATACATTACGCGGGATCCTCCCGTTGCCTTCTTGGACTTCGTTGCCTGATCAGTGATGACGTTGGTCTTGTAGTTGCAGAACAGGACCATGTCTGCCCACTCCTTGAGCATAGGCGCGTCCTTCTTGGTGAGCTTCATCTCCCAGCGATCATAAGCGCCCATCTCGTCAGGCTGTTCAAACTTCCTCATGAACGCGTGAGCCGTGAAGACCACGTTGATCCCTGCAGCGATGCACTTGTCACAAGCCTTCAACAGCTCGTTAAAGTATTCCGAGAGATAGACATAGCCTTTGCCATATCCCACGTCCTCAATGCCGTTGACGTTGCACTTCGCACACGTGTACTTGATGCAGAGCATCTCTGCCCAGTCAGCCGTGTCGATGACGATCGTCCTGCACGGTGCGTTCTGTGCGCAGTCCTTAACACAGTTGATGATGTCCGCCCAAGATCCCGGTGTCGGGTATCTGGCAACATCCAGTTCCTTTGTCGAGCCTTCCGTGTCGATGAATACGGGATCAGGGAAGCATGAAGCCAGAGTTGACTTGCCTATGCCTTCCGGTCCGTAGATAACGACCTTCTTGGCGGTCTCGACCTTGCCTTTTGTAATGGGGATTCCCATACTTTCGTTACCTGCCTTTCCTAATATTTCTAAAAGTTTTAGATACTGTTTTGTGTCGGGCTTCTTGCGTTTCATAACGCAACCGCCTCAAACACCCATGTGACATAGCCTCTGCCCTCGGAATCGCCCAGATCTTCGGGAAGGAGCTCGCCCTTCTGACGGAGTCTGTATCTGATGTTGGAGATCGCCTTCGCTCTGGAAGTTGCCCAGGTCTCGCCCAGCTCCGTCTTCTTGTATTCGGAGGCATAGCAGCCGTGGCCTTTACCTATGAGGTAAACCTTAAACTTCTGTTTCTTTTCCATCCTTAGCCTCCCAGTCAAAACAAGAGTCTTCTGCATCCACACCGGAACTGACGTTCTTCTGTTCGTGGAGATGGCAACCGCATAGGCACCATCCTCCGAAAATGGACGTGTCACTCTTGTCCCAGTGCTTGCAGGTCTTACATTTCATTTCCATTAGCGGATCCTCAACGAGTCTTCCTGGATGGAATGACACCAAGTGAACTTCTTGCCTGCCTTCATCGCATCCAGCGCTTCTTTCGACTTAACCTCGGGCTCTGAATACTTCAGGAACTCTTCCGGAACGTCATAAACGGACTCAACGTCAAGAACGAACTTAGGCGGGTTCTTCTGAATGTATGTGGTGAACGAACCACACTGGAGCTTCGGATCTCCACAAGCCTTCTGCGCATCCAACATGAGCTTCTTGAGCCTGTCCTTGCCGTTCTGGAGTGACTTCTTCTTCGCCTGGAGTCTTTTGATCTCTTCATCAAGCCCCTTGATGTCGGAATCGACATTCTTGAGATACTTGCAGCAGTTCTCGAATTTGTCCTTCAGGTCATCCGTCTGGTTGTTCCAGGCATCGAGGATGTCCTCGTCCGAGACGGTCTCGTCTTCGATCATGTTTGCAAGAAGGATGAAACCCTGTTTCAATTCATAAACACTTGCCATTATTTCTTCCTCCTGTCCGAGTAATAAGCGAACGCAAAGCACTTGTGATAACCCTTCATGTGAGGATCAGACAGATAAAGATCCTTCCCGTTTACCCAGCACGGATAAACCATGAGGTTGAAGTTGCTGCACCTGAAAAACCGCTTTGCGATCTTGGTTCCTTCGCCTAAAGTGTTGGAGCCCTTCTCAAATACGAGATACTTCTTCTTGTGGCCATCCTCGGCCTGATAGATGTCGTACTTCATGACTCACCACTTCTGCGAGAAGTCGATCTCGTCTTCATGCTTGGGATAGATGATCTCGATCGTGTCCTTCTTGGACCTCTTGAGCATCAGGTTGGTGGAACGGAGCTGACGGTTCTCTTCTCTGAGCTCCTTGATCAGGTCCTTATAGAAAATGGACATGAACGCGATGCCTGCAGCAGCGCCTACGCTCATAGAACCGAGAACTAATAAAAAAGTGAGTAATTTCATTTGTTATCCTGCCTTTCTTTTGAACTGTGCATCGAAGTCACCACTAACTTCGATTCCGTGTTGTTTGATGAGGACCGCGTTCCAGATGGCACGCTTCTCTTTTTCTGTGAACTCCTGATGCCCGTAGAGGCACCGGTAGAGTCTGGATCGGCTGATGTTCGTCTCGTTGCTCATCTCTTCGCAGGTCTTGAACCATCTGCCGAGTTGCGGGTAAAGGTTGTAGCCTCTCATACCTTCACCTCGCAAAAAGTTCTTCAAGCGGGATTTCCACACCGAGCGAGCTCTTAATCTTCTTGGCCTCGTCAAGTGTGAGAGGGAACTTCCCGTTGATCTTGTCTGCAAGAGTCTGATACCTGATGCCGGTCATTCTCGACAAATCGACAATGGTCAGATCGCGCCTTGCAAGCTCTGCTTTTACGTTTGAGTACATTGGGGATCTCCTTTCGATAGATTATTCACGAATATTCGTGAACCACCCGTAGATTAACAAACATTCACGAAAAGTCAATAACTTCTCACGCATTTTCGTGAATTGAAAACAGTTTGTAATACTCAAACTTCTATCAACCGTTATTGAAATTTCGTGAACTCGGTGTTATGGTTAAGGACGAAAGGCAGGTAAATATATGACTATAGAAGATGAACTCAGAGAGCTGATGATCAAAAAGAGTGGATCCGTAAACAAGTTCTCCCAGGAATGCGGGTTATCACAGTCCACCATCTTCACGATCTTCAAACGTGGAGTAAAGAACTCAAATATCAACTCAATAATCGCAATATGCAAATTATTGGATATAAGCGCAGATGCGCTCGCAGATGGCAAAATCGTTCCGATCCACAGCATGACTGATCAAGAACAGCTCCGAGCCGATCTTCTGACAAAACAGAATTACGCAAAATTGCTCGGCTATTATGAAGCCCTGCTTCAGAGTCAAAAAGATGAGGAATTAAAATGAACACACCACGCTGGGATGGATCCAGATGGAGAATACAAGTCAGACATGAAGGAAGACGTCTCTCCTTCTCGTCTTCCGTTCCTGGTGCCAAAGGAAGACGTGAGTGCCAGAAAAAGTTCGATGAATGGTACTATGGCGAGGCTTCAGGCGAGAAGACCGTTGCGCGTGTCGCCCGGGAATATCTTGAAGACGTAAAAGCACGGTGTGGTGCTGACTCGCCAGCCTATGAACAATACGAGTGCTATATAAGGCTCTACATCGCGCCCAGATGCGGTCAAAAGAAAATATGTAGAATGACACTCCGAGACTGGCAGAACGTCATCAACGAGGCCACAGGCGAGAAAAAAGCACTGTCTGAGAAAACCCTGCGAAACCTTCGTGCGATAATAATGGGCATCATCAAGTTCGGTTATCAGGACTACCAGTGCGAGCTCCCGCGTGGAGATCTCTACATTCCAAAAGGCCGCAGCAAGAAGGAAAAAGAGTTCCTTGAAAAGGATGACGTCCGCAGGCTCCTTGAACCATCAAAGCTCTGGTATCACCCGCTCTTCTGCTTCATGGTCCTGACAGGGCTCCGTCCGGGAGAAGCTCTCGGTCTGCAGATCTCTGACATTGAACATAACAGAGTGATCATAAGAAGGGCCGTGAACGCACGCGGTCACATAACCGATGGTAAAAACAAAAATGCGCGAAGGATGATCCCGATCGGTGAGCTCGCCAGCTCCATCCTCCGGAACACGATCAAGAGGAATGAAGATTACAACCTCCGGACCGAGTGGATCTTCTGCAGCCCTGATGGATCCCCGGGAAAACAGACACGGATGCGCAAACACTGGGAAAAGCTCAAAGAAGAACGAGATCTCCCCGGCACCGTGTACTCCCTCCGACATACATTCATCACCATCATGAAAAACGTGCTGCCTGAGCAGGCCATCAAGGACATTGTCGGTCACTCGGTCAGCATGGACACATTCGGAACGTATGGTCACATCCTTGATGGTGAAGATCGCGAAACAGCCCAGGTCATCGACCTGACTTTTGGTGCCACTTTTGGTGCCACTTCGTCCACAGGAGACGGACAAACCGAGTGATCAGAGCCGAAAAGTCCCTATTTTACGGACATTTTGTGCGTGAGGAAACGAACCTATACGAGTTCAAGTCCCGTATGCTCCACCAAATAAAACTCAATAAAATCAAGCCGTTTCGGGTTTTCCGTTCTGGTTTGGGTGCCGTTTTGGTGCCATTTATGATAAAATCATAATACCGTTACGGATAGAAATATTCGACCAAAAGAAAAAACCCCCGACCGAAGTCGAGGGTTTTCTCTCTGTTTAGGAGGTTCTAACGCGTCTGGTCGCGATGAACTTACTTGTAAAAAGGCCGACCAAAACCTAACAAATAGGAATAGGTCAGATAGTTAAATGTGCGCTTTTTGGTCGAGTTGTGGGTGTTGCCCTCCTCGACTGTGCACGTGTGTTTTTTCGTGTTGACACTAATGACGCGCCCCACGTGTGTCGGCTTGCTCGCCTTCTTGCGCTTAAAGTCATAAAAAGGCTGGTCTCCGACTTTAGGCGTGGCGCCCTTCTTATAAAAGCGCTTTTTCTTTTTGTACCAGTTCATCGCCTGACGGCATCCCGCCGTTGTGGTGTACTTCTTGACGACTTTGGTCTGATAGTCCGCACTGACGCACGTGATCTGGCACCACGGCGTTGTCTTGACGTTGAGCTTGCGCTTAGTCAACTTGTTATATGGTGACATGATGTGTTTCTGGGCCTTGCCGTTCTTTTCAGAGTAGCCGTCCCAGCTCCGCATCTTTGCCGCCATTGTGCTCTGCGAGGACATGTTAAGAGCCCTCACTGTTCTCGTCTCCGTCCTCGATCGGGAGATCTTCGTCCGTGTCCTTCTCGACATACTCCTCTTGCGTGAACTGCTTGTAAATCTGATTTATACCAGTGGACGCAAAGCCTGAGACGATGCCGATCGCGAGCGCCATGAGCCAGTTATCGGCTGGAATATAGCCGGGTATCGTCTTATAAACGATAACGCCCAGCGCACCGCCTACAAAGCCACAAATGACAGGGATGAACTTGTCGAGTGTGTCGTTCTTGATCGCGTTGAGTGTGGCACCTACGAGGTAGCAAATGATCACGATAGCCGGAAATGCAATAAAGCCGAGATCGTTCATGTTTATTTATCCTCCTTTGATGAAATATAAAAGAGGACCGCCAGCGCGAACGTAAAGACGCCCGCGATAACGGCCTCGATTATCTGGGTAAACATAAGGCTTAAATCTTGCCTTCTTTGGTCAGCCTCTCAAAAGTCTCTTTGATGTACTTGTTGGCGACCATTGTGTAACTGTTCTTAAAATCAGGGTTCTTTTCACAGTAGCGCTCGTATGTGTCGCAGTCATCGAGCTGCTGACGGAAATATTCCGCACTGTGCTCGATGCCGTTCTTGAGCTCGTCACTAAATCTCAAAATGTGAGTTCTGGCGAGGACTGCGCTGTTCTCGTCTATCTTTTGCGAGATGCGCTTGATTTGTTTTTCGATGCCCTTCTTATTGTCTTGCCTTGTAATGACGAATTGAAGGAACGAAAAAAACGCATTACTCCCAATAATAGCGAGAACGAGTTTCAATATTAAATCTTCGCTCATGTCCGTCACACTTTCTTGATGTATGTGACACTAACATCACCGCCACAATCTGAAATTATATTATTCGTGCCATTTTCCGAAGAAACGGAAATAGACGGAACATCAATGACTATCGGTGTGGCGAGTTCGTAGCAAACTTCAATAGGGTTTTGTGAAAGATAATTATTTATTGCCGTTGCATTTGTCAAAGTAGTGTCATTAGTTCTTACTACAAGTCCTAATTGTGTATCCGAATAACAACCTATTCCACTTATATCGTCATTAAAAAGCGAGTAATAGGTTTTTGTTTCAAGGCAATTACTAATTAAGTTAGGTTCAACAATGTTTTCAACTACTTTATGGTTAGTAATATCATACGGATATATCCAGCCTGTAGAGTTTGCTTTAGTTCTCCAATTTGTAATATTTATAGGTTGTGTTCCGTCAAGTTTAATATACCCGTGCGTTATCGTCAGCCTTCCCGACTTATCGCACACACCGCCGTAAACTGTCTGTCCAAACTGAACAATAAAGGGCGTGCCGTTGTAGGGTGCATAGTCCGAAGGTGTTGAACCGATATTCAAGTTAAAGTTGGTAAACGCACCGCCCGAAGACGAATTGCAGAACATAACCAAACTGTCAAACTCACCGCTTGCCGTAAATGCTATTGCGTTTATTCCGCTTGCGTTAATTGTTGCAACTGTATTGCCTACTTCAACCCCGTTTCTATACCAAATCAACTGGCAAGCACACGGATATGTAGCACCTGTGAGATTAAATGAAAATACATAATTTCCACTCGGTAAAACAAGGTTGTCCGTGTTAATAGCAACAGGAAAACCGCCTATAACATAACCCGCACCCGATATAGTGTTGTCGCTAATGTCTGTGAAGTTAGCACCGCACCTTGTCAAGTTCAACTCGCTATATCCGACTATCGGAATAGGGTTGTCGGGCGAGCCATTTCCGCCACCACAGACAATGTCAGCCGCGAGCGAAACAAGTGCGTCTGCGAGGTCTGTCGTGAAGGTGCAAGGGTTGCCCGTGGCTGTGGAGGTTGTTATCTGACCGCCATACGCGTCTTCCTCAACCTTCAGCACGAAGTTCGCAGAGCCGATGACTCTTGTGTTTCTCGTGAGAACTATCTCGCCAAGATACGCGCCTGCCTGATCGTAATCGTCTGCACCGTTGACCAGGTCAACATAGTGCTCTCCGCCGCCAGGATTCGCCACGTTTATGACTGTCTCCGTTCCGTCAGGCTTCGTGAGGTTGCAAGTGATGACATCGCCAGCGTTCAGAATGTACTGGTTGTCAGGACCGCCCTCTGTGAGCATGAACCTGATAGAACGTCCGTCATCGTACTGGGAAGCGTAAACGATAGGTGCCACACCGCCCGGAAGTAAATCGAGAATAACCTTCTGCATAGTTTATCTCCCTTCAACCATAATGAAAAATGCTTTATATCCGACAGATCCAACACGGAGCTTGCAGTAAACCGTGCCAGGGATCTGCGTGACCGCGTCCGTGATAAAGAAATTGAGATAGGATCCACCATAGTTCTCCAACGGGAGTGATCCGATCTCTCCGTTCGGCAGCTTATATCTGACTCTGACGGATTCCGAGCCCGTAAGCGTGTCAACTTCCAGACCATCGCAAAGGTCGATGATCGCATGTCTGTTGTTGTCTCCCTGTGAACAGTGGAAAACCTTTGTCTCGTGCTCGGGAATCTTGTCGATCGTTTTTCGTTCCATGCACAGCCTCCTTATTTATCTTTAAGTTTTTCTTCCAGAGCTTTGATTCTCTGTTCCTGATCCTTGATCATCGCCTGAAGGTACGGGATCATCTCGACATAGTCGAGTGACATCGGCATCTTCTCACTCTCAGAAGTTACCAAGTTGGGCAGGACCTTCGCCACGTCTTCAGCTATGAAGCCGCGCTTGTTCGTTCCGCGTTCCTTATCCTTGAAATCAAAACTGACCGCATCCAGATCAAGAATCTTCTTATAATCTGTCATCGGTTGTATGTTTTCTTTGATTTTTCGTGAAGATGTCTGTGTAAGTGAAACGCAGGTGATCTTTCCCGTTCTGCCTACACATTCAATATTTACATATTGAGTGCTTGAGAGCTCAAGGGAACCGCCGTTACCTGAAGCAAACAGATTCCCGACTATAATGCCGCTACCATTTACGAGCTGAAGCCCTGCTTCATTGTTTCCCTCTGCATCAATGATCTGAACGACACAGTTTCCGTTCGATGTGTTATCAACGAGGAATGTGCGCTTGTCGTTATAGTTCTTGGTCTCAAACCAACCGCCACCCGTGCCGCCTGCGGCTGTCCTAATGCCTTCAACTCCGTTAGGCTCCTTGAGTACAAGGAACGAGCCCTGCACAGGATGGTTCTGCAATGTGGCAATGCGGTCACCGTTTCCGTCATAAAGCTCGAATGAACCACCATCTGCACTCGTAAACTTGATAGCAGCCCTGATGATGTCACTTGTATCAATGAGCTCCAACGAGCTGACCGCTTTGAAGTTTTTCATCTTGGCTTCGCCGTTGGTCATATCGATGGTGGAGTTCCCCTGAACGTCTGAAATGACACCAGCCTTGATGAGGTTGGCATTGAGCGTGCCTGTGGAAATGAAATCTGCCACGATCTCGCCGTCCGCAGTCATAGCCAGGCCATACGGTCCTGCATAGCCCGTTCCTGAATAACCGAGCCCCATCTGGTTCCATCTCCACACCTTTGTTGCAGTGCTGATGTCGGGAGTGTCCATGATCAGGATCTCGTCAGGTTCACCGTCTCCGTCTGAATCGTGGAGAATGACATAGCCTCCGAGGTTGCCCGTGATCTTCTCCGTGGCGTGCTCGACTGCGGCCTGCATCTGAGTGGTGCTCGGTTTCTCATCTATCTGCTTCTGAGCCGTAGCGATCGTGTCTGCGATGTTCGTCCTGGGATCTCCGAAGGTCGTCTGCGTGTAACGTTCCTCAAGAACGTCCCAGACGGTCTCTACGCACTTCGCCGTTGCCGTGATGCCCAGAGGCTCAAAGTAGATGTGGACCGTGTCACAGAGATCGACACGCTCGCCCAGGTCCTTGATCTGGACAAAGTCGAGTGTGATGTTGTTCTTCAGTGTGGTCAGGTTATTGTTTGCTATATATGAAGCCGCCAGAGTTGCGAGCTGCGTTGTAATCGGTGTGGCGCTCTCAGGATCTACGGATGATGAGAAGTCAACCGCGAGCTGACGAGTGATGCCCACAAGCCCCGTAGGAACTTCCGTGCCGGTCGTGACGTTGTCCTCGCCGTCCTTGTAGTAAGGAATGACCGAGCTTGCAAGGTTGCTCATGTCGAGCGTCTGTGAGAGCTCTGTGAGGTTCTTTCCGTACCTGATCGTCACTCCCCTGTCCTGACCTCTGGATGCCTTGAACTCGGCTGAGAAGTTGTCATACTTCCACTCGCCAGGACCATAAACGTCAAGAATGGATCCTGACTTCCCTCCGAACCACGAACGGACTGAAGACGGAACGTCAACCTTGAAATCAGCGCTGACCGTCTTGTCCGTGGTGATGGAAAAGTTCCCTGCAGCGCCCGTCAAAAGCAGACAGGCAGCCGCAGCAGAACCGGCAGAACCACTCGTGATCACCTTCCCGCTCAGATCATACGAAATGTGCTGAGCGTTGACAGTGAAGTGTCCGTTTATTGTCTTGCCGACCTTATATACGCGGAAAAGCTGAGGATCGTCCGTGAAGTTAGGCTTTGCCTTGATCACCGTGTTCGGTGCGATCTCGTCTGCGTGGATGCCGTATGCGGCATACTCCATCGTCAGCTCATACTCGCCATTCCTGGCTTCCTTGATGGTGCAGGACAGACAGTCGGAAAGTGTTCCGGATCCATAGTGTGAAGGAACGGAACCTTCAGTAATTGACGTATATAAAATCGGGTACATAAAAACTCCTTATATCGTGAAAAATCTCGGAGTGATCTCAACCTTCGTGACGGTGCCCGTGATCCCGATCGTGTTTGCACCGGGAGTGAGCACAGGGAACGAACCGCTGATCTTATCGTTCATGGACGTGTAGTCTCCCCAGTCACCATATTCAAGCCTGTATGCGTTCATGGAATCGCAGTCGATGGTGATGTGGTCAGTCACGTCTGCGCTCATGGTGTTTCCACCGCTTGCGATCGTGACCGTGCCGCTTCCCTCGATATAGATCAGAGGCTTGGACGTGTACCTTGTCGGGTTTAAGATCACGTCACTGTTCGAGACCTCGATGGCGAACGCACCGCTCTTATAGAACCTTTCAGCCCTGCATGTGAAGTTGATGGTTGCATCGCCATACTGTGTCATGTGGTTGGTGAAACTGTCTCCGCCCGAGTAGTAAGCCAGACGGAAAAACTCAGGCTCGAAGTTGTCTTCAAGCCTGACATAACCCTTCTGTGAGTTGAGAACGGCTTCAAATGCCGTGACCTTGTCAACGAGAGTGTCAAGATCAGCAGCCGCCCACACATTATAAGAACGAAGAACGTCTTCCCAGGCGTCTTCCTGGAAGATGATCGCACCGTTCTTTCCAGGTACGTTGAACACTGTCTGTTTACGCACCGGTCTTTCATAAGCAGGAGCCTCGCTGACCACCATGCCATAGTCAGCAGAGGACTCTCCGCCATATACTATCAAGCCCTGCTTGTTAGTACCTCGGTTAAATAAATTAGGCATATACCGCACTCCTCCTTGTGGTCATCTCTTGGAGCTTGATGGCGATAACGTCTGCCAGCTCGTTCACGCTCTGGCCTTCAGCGCCGTACACATTGATCGTGACGTTGCCACCGTTATATGTGTTGCCTGCATCAAGTCCGCTCGGGATCCCCGTTGCAGTGATTGTCGCGGACATATTACCCGCAAAGTCATTCACTGCCGCCTGCATCTCAGGAGCTGCGTCCTTGAGGCCCTTCGCCATCAAGTCGACCATGTCGGGCATCCAGGTGTCCGCATCTGCAAGAGGTCCTGCGTCCGGAACCGAGAAGTGCAAGAACTTTTTAATGCAGTTCTTTGCAAGGTCTTTGACCGCATTGCCCAGGGCCGCAGCTTTCTGCTTAATGCCGTTAATGAATCCCTTGATCATGTCAGCGCCCCAAGTGACCGCTGACTTGCCCCAGCCGAGGATGGTGGTCTTCGCAGCCTGGAATGCGCTCGTGAGCTTCCCAGGCAATGAAGCGAACCAGTTCTTGATTCCGCTCCAAACAGATGCGAGCCACGGCCCGATCCTTGCAATAAGCTGAGATGCAGCCTGTTTCAAAAGATTAAATGCGTTGGCTGTTGTCTTGACGATGACTCCACCGATCTCAGGCAGGGCCTTTACAAGTGCAACTACTACGGCCCCTACTATGTAAAGAACCGATTTGAGGATCATGGCGATGGTCGATGGTCTTGTGAGCACATCTGCAATCTGACCGATGATATTGATGATAGCCGGGAGCAATACTTCAAGGCTCGATGCGAGACTTTCTGCGATAACAGTGATGAGCTGTAAAACACCAGACACAAATGTGGCCGTGTTCTCTCCACTTGCTAACCACAATACGAGTTCCTGTGCCATACTGATCAAAGCCTGGATCAAAACAGGCAGTGCGGTCATGAGCGCAGATCCGACACCCTTGAGTCCCTCGGTGATGACCGGAGTGAGCTGAGGGATGAGCGAAACCAGCGTTAACAGCGCGGTCTGCAAAAATCCGAAAATTGAGCTCACCAGAGACGGAATCATCGGTGCAAAACCCTGTAATAGTCCATTTATTAGTACACTTGCGACCTGCGCAAACTGTGGCGCGAGCGTGGTGATACTCGCGACCACGGACTGAAGACCGCTCTTGATCTCGGATACACCACCCTTGCCGCTGAAGACCTTTGACAGGCCCGTCATGACTGAGCTAATACCCGGAAGGAATGAGCTCATCATGTTGTTCTTGAGTCCCGTGAGAGCTGTCTGAACATCGGTCATCTGATCCTGATAGTTGGCAGCATCCTTGACCGCCTCGTTGGACATGACACCACCCAGATCGTGAACCTTCTGCCTGAGCGCTTCAGTGTCGGATGCAGAGCTGTTCAAAAGGGCGCCCAGCTCGGTAGCGCCCTTTCCAAGTAACTTGTTAGCAAGCACAGTGCGCTGGCCCTGATCCTGGATCCCTTGCAGGCCCCTGATAGTGGCTGCGAAAAGATCGTCCTTGCTCATGCTTGCAAGATCGCTCTGGCTGATACCGAGTGCCTTGAACGCATCATCACCATCTTCAGCCGCCTTCGAGAGCTTCAGCATTGACGTTTTCATACCATCAATGCTTGCACCATTTCTTTTGAGGATATAGTCCCACTCCTGGTATGCCTGAGCTGAGATTCCCATCTTCTGACTCATCTTGTCGATGTTATCGCCATAAGATGCAGTTGCGCTCGCAGCATTTATAAAAGCCTTGCCCGTAGCAAGTGCTCCGGCTGTAGCCGTTGCGAGAGCGCCCGTGATGATCGCTGCAGTGGTCTTGATCCCTTTGGCGAGAGACTCACCGAAAGACTTGCCCGACTTCTCACCTGTCTGCTTCGCAGCAGGCTCCATGACAGCGCCCATCTCAGTGGCGATCTGCTTCTGGCTTCCCTCAAGGCTCGGAACCACAGTTATATAGGCTTTCGCAACCTCTATATGCTTACCATCAGCCATGTGTCTGTCTCTCCTTTATCCATTCACGGAGTTGGTCATAAGGCATAGCGCCCTTGCCTATCCGCTTTTTATCTTTATCCCTGCCCGGTCTCGGGTAGGGCTTTATATGCACTTTCTTGCCTCCGAGCGCACAAATATCAGCATGGATCACCTGAAGCATGTCGAATATGTCCGCTAAGAGCGCGTTCGTTTTCAGCGTGTCTTCCCAGCCTGTCGCTCTTCCGAGTGACCGCGAGAGTGCACTGTCCGTTGGCAGGTTATGCACAAATGAAAAAAGGGCAGACCACGAAAGTCTGCCCCCTACGTCATCCAGAGTATAACCCGTACGAGTTAGGAGGTCGTAATTTATAGCCTCGTCATGTCCCGTCAGGAACTCTGCGAGGCCATAGATTCCCCCGGTGTAAGACCTTCAGCCTGCGCGTTGGCCTTGCCCCAGAGCTCAAAGATCTCTTTGACATCTTCTGTGAGCATCTCGTCAACGACTTCTGCGCCCATGTGCTCTGACAGGAAGCCGAACATAAGATCAAGCTGATCGTTATCGTCCAGCTTGGAGATCTTCAAGAGCTTTCTGACTTCCTTGACCTTCATTGCGTTTGCGAGCGGAATGTTGTAGGTCTTTCCCTCAATTTCGAGAGTTAAATATGACTTGTTCTTCTGTGTAAGCGAGTATTTAGGCATGGGTAAATCTCCTTATCTGTTATACGATCTCGCCATCATCAATGGAGAATGTCCATGAAGCATCGATCGTGGCTTCCCAGGTCGTTCCTTCCGTAGGTGAGAATGTGACGTCTCCGATCTCGGTAATCAAACCGTTGGAGGTTCCGAGCATTGCGAGCTTGTTTCCATCCTTCATGAGGAAAAGATACGCTGCAGGCTCAGCACTGACGTCAGGTGAGATCTCAACTGTTGATACGTTGCCGTGTGTAGAATCAGCAGCAACATATGAAACGTTTCCAGCACCAAACAATGTCTCAAGAACTTCTTTGGAAGTGTACATGATAGGAGCCGTGACGTTTCCGTTCTCGGTGTTGACCTTCCTCTCTGCTACGAGTGCCCAGTTCCTAAGAACGTCACCCGAAGGGAGAGCAAAAGTGATTCCGTCTTCCGTAATAGCACCAACTTCTGTCCAGCCAGCTCCAAGAGCTTCACCGGGAGTAGCAGGAAGTGTTGTGCCCTTAGGGGCTGTGAAAAACATGCCTGTTGCGCGTCCTGCGCCAATAAGTACTGACATATCTGTTTCTCCTTTGCGTTTATAATGTGACCGTCTCACGGTGTGTGGTTATAAGAACCAGTGCCGTACAAAGTTTTAAGTCAGGTCGTGCCGGATCGGTCGACCAGCTCGCCTGACTGTTAAGCGACATATGTCTCAAGGCTCCGAACTGTACTTCGCAGCGCGTCTGGAGAACTCCCAGAACTTCCCGCATAACATCGTTCGATTCCGCATCGGTCTCAGCTCTCACCGAGAGCCTGACCTGGAACGTGTCGATCTGATTCTCCGTATCTCCGCCCGTCTGCTCTACGAGCACATTGGGCAGGCCATAGGTCTCGGGAAGTGGTCTGCAATAGGCTTCAAAGTAGTCCTTCAAAGCGAGACGGACCTCGTTCTCTATGTCGACAGGTTTCAAAATGTTCATGATAATGCCCTCGTAAGAACCGTGTCTTCCGATTCGGCAGCAGCCGCATACTGGTCAGCGGTAGAGACGAAACCGATCCATCGACCTCCGCCATAACCACCCACCTGTGTGCGTGCCGTGATGCCTGCTTCTGCATCGACACCGTTCGGACTGACAGCCGCGTAATTCTGCACGGCCTTGTCTCTGATCTCTTCCGTGGTCTTCTGTACGAGCTCGTGACAACCGTCAGACAATAAGATCTGACGGAACCCTTCCGAGTTGAAAACGATGCGAGTCTGTTTCATGGTTAGCCTTTCCACCTTATGAGGTTAAGCTGAATGTTTGACAGCCTCGCTGCAGCAGTCCACTTCTTTGGTTCACCGTTAATCGTGTAAACGTCTCCGTCAAACTCGATGTGGTCTCCTGCTTTAACGTCAGAACCTTCAGGAAGGTATGCTGTCCACTGTTCCGTGATACCAAGAACACGTCCGTCTTCTGACAACGTAGTGGTCGCAGGCTGAACTGAACAGCCCTTGATCACCAGTCTGTCGACCTTCGCAGGATCCCAGTCCGGTACGATGGAACCTCTCAGATCCTTCTCGCCCGGTCTGATCCTCGTCACCGTCTGATTACAAAAAGAAGGGAGCATTTAGAACACCCCCTTAACTCTGTAAGCCTCCAAAGTCTCTCGGCTGTCGTTAGGCAGTGATGAAGAATTAGAACTTCCTGCCCAGGCTCCACTGTATGAAACAGAGACACCGCCTGCCGCCTCGGAGCTGACTCCGAACGGATTGGTGACTGCGTGTGCCACACGGTCTGCCGTGAGTTCCTTGATAGCGCTCGGTGTTGAGGTATACCCAGCCGTGTACTTGATGAAGATCCTTGACTTGCGGTCAAGGCATCCCACGTCATAGATCCTCAGGAGTTCCGTTCCCCTTCCGATCTCG